TCTTCCTGCGTCTCTCTCCGAGGGCCCGGCGCGGCCCGTGAGCGTCCCGCCGCGGCTCCGGTGGGACCCGGCCGCCCTGACCCGCTACGCGTGGCTGGCTGCCCTGGTACCTGTCCCGGACGACGCCTCTCCGCCGCTGATGATGACCCCGGTTCCCGACGACGCGGAGTGCTCGTACGGGTGGGAAGGCTGCACCCACATGCCGGCCCGCCCCGACGGCGCCGCCCCGGCGCTCCCAGCGATCCCATGGATCGAGCGGGAGCAGCGCATCACCCTGCGGTGGTGGCAGCGGCTCTCGCTGCTCCGGCAGCTCGAGCATCGAGCGGACGGCTCGCTGTGCTTCCGGGAGAAGGTCGAGAGCGCGCCGCGGCGCGCGGGCAAGTCGGTCGGTCTCCGCGGCGGGATGCTCTGGCGCATCGAGCACGGGTACGAGCTCTTCGGCGAGGAGCAGACGGCCATCCACACGGGATCCGACATGGCGATCTGCCGAGAGATCCAACGCGGTGCGTGGCGCTGGGCGGAGTCCCGCGGGTGGGAGGTGACCCGCGGCAACGGCAAGGAAGCGATCGAGGGGCCTGCTGGCCGGTGGTTGGTCCGCGCGCAGGACGCGGTCTACGGGTACGACTTGATGTACGGCATCGTGGATGAAGCCTGGGACGTGAAGCCCGACACGGTGTCCGAGGGGCTGGAGCCGGCAACCCTGGAGCGGAGCTCCCCGCAGATCGTGAAGACGTCCACCGCGCACCGGCGCGCACGGTCCACGATGCGCGTGGCGCTCACGGACGCGATGACCGGTGATGACCCGGAGACGCTGCTGCTGCTGTGGGGTGCGCTCGCAGGGAGCGATCCGGGCGACGAACGCGTGTGGCGCGCGGCGTCTCCGAACTGGTCGGCCGACCGGCGGAAGCTGATCGCTGCCAAGTACCGCAAGGCGCTCGCGGGCGAGAACGACCGGGAGTTCGATGACCCGGACCCGATGCGGGGGTTCGAGTCGCAGTACCTGAACATCTGGCACCTTGCGGAGGTGGCCACGGTGGGCAACCCCATCGTGACGCCGGAGGTGTGGGCGGAGCTGGCCGGCGCGGTGCCCGTCGGCGTGCCGGACTCGGTGGCTGTCGAGGCGTGGTTTGCGGCGGGTGTGGCCGTGGCGTACGCGTGGACCGGCGCCGATGGCGGGCCCGTGGTGGTGCAGGTGGTGGACTACCCGGACCTCCCGGCCGCGGCGGCCGCGGTGAAGGCGCGCGGGTGCGCGCGGCGGGTGCTGGTCGGGGCGTCGCTGATCGAGGATGACGCGTGGCGGGCGAGCAACCTGCGCACTACGAAGATGACCGCGTCCACGCGCGGTCAGGTCGCGGACCTGGTGCGGTTCATCGGTGAGGGCAAGTTCCGGCACGCGGACGCGGGCCCGCTCACGGATCAGGTGCTCGTGATGCGGACGTCGCCGTCGGCGGACGGTCTGCGCATCCGGACGACGGAGCGGGCGGACGCGATCAAGGCGGCGGTGTGGGCGATCACGGGGGCAGCGGGCTCCACGGGGAGCGGCCTCGACACGGTGATCGTGGTGGACTGGTAACGGGTGTGAGTATCATTCTCACCATGGGCATGAGAGCGCGTCTCCGTCGGTGGCTGGATGGTCCGTCGTCGCAGACGTTCGCGGCGCCGATCAACCCGGGGTTCTACTCCATGGCGATGGCGCTGGAGTCGGGTCTGCTGTCCGAGGGCGGCGCGACGCGGGAGGCTGCGCTCGGCGTGCCGGCGGTCCTGAAGGGCCGCAACATGATCTGCAACATCGCGACGATCCCGCTCCAGCTCCTGGACCAGAAGCGCAAGCCCGTCCGTGAGGCGCTGTTCGAGCAGATCGACCCGCAGGTCCCGAACGTGGTGACGCTCGCGATGACCCTGGAGGATCTGCTCGCGGACGGCATCGCGTGGTGGGAGAAGACCGAGCTGACCCCCATGGGGTTCCTGAAGCACGCGAAGCACGTGGACTCCCGGCGGGTGGCGGTCAACCCTCCGGAGGGGTACGCGAACCCGCTGCCGTCGGGGTTCGATCCGGACTCGACCCTGTACGTGGATGGCCAGCCGCGGAGCGCGCTCGGCTACGTGCGGTTCGACTCCCCGAATCCCCCGCTGCTCGTCGCGGCTCGCCGTGCCATCGCTCGTGCGGTGGCCCTCGAAGACGCCGCGGCGATGTACGCGGACAACCCGCGGCCGGGTGACTACTTCACCCCGGCGGAGGGCACCTCGAACCTGACGGACGAGAAGGTCCGCAGCATCTTGCAGAACTGGATCGCGGCGCGCAAGAAGCGGTCCACGGCGTACGTGCCGGAGACGCTGACGTACAACTCCGTGCAGGCACCGAACCCGCAGGAGCTCCAGTTGGTCGGGCTCATGGAGCGCGCGGCGCTGGACATCGCGAACGCCGTCGGCGTGGACCCGGAGGATCTGGGGATCTCCACGACGTCGCGCACCTACCAGAACGCGCCGGACCGACGGCAGGACCGCGTCAACGATGTGCTCGCGTCGTACATGCGGGCGATCACAGACCGGCTCTCGATGGCGGACATCATCCGCAACGGGTACCGCGCCTACTTCGACCTTGACGAGTACATGCGGGCTGACCCGAAGACGCGTTGGGAGACGAGCAAGATCGCGAAGGAGCTCGGCGCGACCGACGTCGCAGAGATCCGCGAGCGGGAAGTCTGGCCGGACCGGCCGGACCTGAACGAGCCGCCGGCGCCGCCCGCGCCGCCCGTCGTCGTAGAGGATGTTTCACGTGAAACATCGAAGGAGCTCGTGCCCGTGACTGCTTCCCGTGAGGGCAAGCCCCAGACATTCAGCAACCCGGCGAAGTCGGTGACGCTCCGCCTCGACGCGGACTCGGCCACGTTCGACGTCGATGTGGAGCGCCGCATCATCGCGGGAACGATCCTCCTGTTCAACCGCTCAGCGGACAACGGTGAGGGCATATTCACGTTCGCGCCCGGGTCGATCGAGTGGAAGCGCGCGGCGGTCAACCGCGTGAAGTTCCTCCGTGATCACGACTGGGGTCTCTCGGTCGGCGCGGCGCTCGCAATCCGCGAGGACGGCGAGAGGCTGTCCGGTCGGTTCAAGGTGGCCCGGGGTCCGCTCGGTGACCAGGCGCTGACCGACGCGGAGGACGGCGCGGCCGATGGCCTGTCGGTCGGGATCGACATCATGGAGTATCGAGAGACCGCACCGGGTGAGTACTACGTGACCCGCGCGGTCCTGAACGAAACCTCGTTGACGCCACGTCCGGCGTTCGATGACGCGCGGCTCACGTCCGTGACCGCTTCCAAGAAGGGAACCAACATGCTCTGCACGAAGTGCAACAAGCAGCACGCGCCGGACGCTGCGTGCACGCCGGACGCTCCGGCGATCGACTACGCCGCGCTTGCCGCGGCGATGGCCGGCAACGAGACGTTCGCGCACCTGCTGAAGCCCGCGGCTCCCGCCCCGGCCGACGGCGAGCCGGCCGCGGAGGTCAACGGCGCGGCCCGCCCCACTCCGGTGGAGCTGGCGAAGAAGCACGAAATGACGTCGGCCGTGCCGAAGTCGGTCTACCGGTTCGACCGCGGCGGCTCGTTCGTCAAGAGCGAGCACGAGTTCTCGACCGACCTCTGCGAGATGATGAAGCTGGGCGACAAGGAGGGCAAGCACTCCGAGTTCGGCAAGCGCGTCATGGCGCACATCGCCGCGAACTTCGTGGCGACCGGGGACGTGAACGAGCTCAACCCGGCCATCAACCAGCCGGAGCGGTACTACGAAGCTCCGGACTCCCCGACGCCGCTCTGGGACGCCGTGAATAAGGGGGCACCGCCCAACGGCGTGACCCCGTTCACCCGCCCCAAGTTCAGCTCCGACTCGGGTCTCGTCTCCGACCACACCGAGGGTGTGGAGCCGACGACCGGCACGTTCGTGACGACGGCGCAGACGATCACCCCGACTGCCCTGTCGGGCAAGGTGTCCCTGACCCGTGAGGTCTGGGATCAGGGTGGCAACCCGTCGGCGTCGAACCTGATCTGGCGCCGCATGATCCGCGCCTGGCGTCGGGGGCTGGAGTCGTCCACGGCGACGTTCCTCGCGACCCTGACGGCGGCCACGGACATCACTCTCCCGGGTGGTGCCATCACGAACGCGGACGCCGCGCTCGCGGACGCCCTGAAGGCGATGGTCGTGGGGCTGAACTTCCTCCCGGACTACGACTGGGACATGTTCGCGATGGAGAAGAACCTCTACACGGACACGGCCAACGCTAAGGCGACCGACGGCCGCCCGTACTTCCCGGTGCTCGGACCGACCAACGCGGACGGCAGCGCGTCGTCCCTGTGGCAGCGGCTCAACATCGGCGGTCTGGTCGGCACGCCGGCACCGGGCCTGGCGGCGACGCCGGGCGCGCTGAACAGCTCGTGGCTGTTCGACCGCGAGGTCATCGAGGGCTACGCCACCCCGCCGCAGCGGTTCGACTTCGCGGGCACGGACGCCGACGGCGACTACGCCCCGGTCGCGATGATCGACCTCGCGATCTGGGGCTACAAGGCGTTCGCGAACATCGACATCGCGGGCGTCCGACAGGTCACCTACGACAGCGACCTCGCCGTCTGATCGGCCTGGCCCGGGGCGACCTGCCTCCCCCGGGCCAGGCTGCACACCACTCGCCTAGGAGGTGACCATGAGCGCATACCCCACGACTCCGACGGACGTCCGGCTGGACGCGGGCGACACGTGGGAGTTCGGCGCGCGCATCCCCGCGAACGCCGTGGCGTCCGTGACGCTCACCTCCCCGACGGGCGCCGTCACGAACCCGGTGCCCGCCGGCGCGACGGACCTCACCGTGCACGCGCTCCTCACGGAACCGGGCCGGTACCTCGCGGTGCTGACGTCCGTCGGCGCGACCACGGACGTCATCCCGTTCACGGCGTGGGCCGATGACCCGACAGCCGCGGTGCCGGGCCTGACTCAGATCCGCGCGTACCTCGACACCAACGGCGAGTCGTCGCAGACGGATGAGGCGATCCTGGAGGCGCTGGCCGCGGAGGAGCAGAACCAACGGGACATGTGCTACGTGGACGACTACGGGCCTGCGCTCGCTGAGGCGCTGAAGCGTCGCGTGGCGAAGAACCTCGCGGCCCGCGCCGTGCCGATCGCGAGCGTGACCACGTTCGACGGCGGTTCTACCCAGGCGCGGGTGCAGCGCTACGACGCTGAGGTGACCCGGTTCGAGGGTCCGTACCGGCGGGTGGTGGTGGGATGAACCTCACCCAGGCCCGTACCGCGCTGGCCGCGGCCGTGTCCACGATCCCGGGCGTGAAGGCCGTGCCTCACCCCGTGCCGGGTAACCTCCGGCTCGGGGACGCGTGGGTAACGGTCGGGCGCCGCATCTACGCGCCGCGGCTACGCGCGCACTTCGTGACGCTGTCCGCGTTCGTGTGCCTGGGCTCCAACGAGCAGGCCGCGGACCTGAAGGTGGATGCGTGGTCGGGTCCGCTGCTGGACTGCGTGATCGACCTGTACGCCGGGGACGTCTCGGTGGAGCCGCAGGAAATCATCACGACCACCCCGACTCCGGGCAGCGTGTTCGCGCTGACCCTCTCCGCAACGTTCGAGCTGTCCGACTAGGACGGAAAGGTAAGACGATGACTCAAGTCAATAAGCGGCACGCCGTCCTTCTCGTGGACGCCGTCGAGTACACCAACGCCGTCTCCACGGCGAAGATCACGTCCGCGGAGACGGACTCCGACTTCGTCCCGTTCAGCGTCGCGGCGTCCGGCGGTGGCCGTGACTACTTCCTCGCCATGACTCTGGTTCAGGACCCGGCGGCCGACTCGCTCTGGGACCTGATGTGGTCGCAGGGCGGCGCGGACCTCGAATTCGAGCTGTGGCCGAACGGGATGCCGGAGGGCGGCATCGCGTCGGCGTCGCAGCCGCGGTTCATGGGCACGGCCACCGTGAAGGACCCGGACGGTGACGTGCTCGGTGGCGACGCGGACCCGTCCCCGTCGGCGCGACAGGTGTCCGAAGTCGAGTGGCAGTGCACGGAGAAGCCACTGCGCGAGACGTCTCTCTGATGAGCGGGGGTGAGGGTGCCCGAGTCGAGGGCTTGGCCGCCCTCACCCGGGATCTCCAGAAGCTCGGCGCGAGCCTGGACGATCTGAAGACGGTGTTCGGTTCGGTCGCTCGAGAGGGTGCCGAGATCGCGTCGTCGTTCGCGCCGAAGAAGTCTGGTCGGCTCGCGGGCGACGTCCGCGGTAACCGGGCGAAGAACAAGGCGGTCATCACGGCCGGCCGTGCGTCGGTCCGGTACGCCGGTCCGATCAACTACGGCTGGCCGGCCCGCAACATCACGGGTGCCCTGTTCATGCAGAAGGCGGATGCGGAGCTGTCGCCCCGCGCGGTCGATATGCTGGACGACGGCATCACGGACATCATCAACCGGCTAGGACTCAACCAGACAGGGGCAGGATCATGAGTGCTGAGGCAGGCACCGAGCAGCAGACGGACGGATTCGGGCTCCCGTACGGACCCCCCGCGTTCCCCGCGTTCCCCGCTGTTTCACGTGAAACATCGCCCGACGACGCGCCGGAGCTGCTGGACGCCAACCAGATCGCGGAGTCCCTGACGGGGTTCGATGAGATCGCGATCGAGCAGTGGTTCAAGGCGCCGTTCTCCACGATCGCGCACGACCAGCTCAAGCTGCTCCGGTCGCTGTACTTCATCCACCTCCGCCGGGCGGAGGGCGCGACGGACAAGGCGGCGTGGCGGACGTCCATGGAGATGCCGCTGTCCGAGCTGAAGGCGCAGTTCCTGGAAGAGGACGACGGCGCTGACCCGGACGACGACGTCGCCCGCGGGGAGCGGGACCGCGCCTACGCGGAGTTCGTGATGGTCTCGGGCGTGCCGTACACGGTCGAGGAGTACAACGGGCTGACGCTCGCGCAGAAGAACGCCGTGTACGAAGTGGCCAGCAAGCGCAAGTAGGAGGGCTGAACTGTGGCTGGACCTATCCGGATTGCGATCCTCGCGGACGCCCGTGGCGCGACCAAGACTGTCTCGACGTTCGGGGACAAGGTTGGTCGCGCTGCTGGTGTTGCGACGATCGGTCTGGCCGGTCTCGCCGCGGGCGCGGTCGGGGCGGCGCGCGCCGCGGAGGAGGTCGCGACGGCGAACAACCGGGTGAAGAACATCCTCGGGAACATGGGTGAGGGCGCTGCGACGGACCGGGTGCTGAAGCTCGCGGAAGCGCAGGAGGCCCTGACCGGGGTGGATGACGTGGTCATCAAGGGCGCGCAGGCGAAGCTGGCGACGTTCTCCAAGCTGGCGAAGTCGGCGGACGTCGCGGGTGGGGCGTTCGACCGGGCGACAAAGGCGACCGTGGACATGGCCGCGGCCGGGTTCGGCTCGGCTACGTCGAACGCGGTCCAGCTCGGTAAGGCGCTCCAGGACCCGATCAAGGGGATCACGGCGCTGAACAAGTCGGGCATCACGTTCACCGCGCAGGAGAAGGAGAAGATCAAGACTCTGGTGGAGTCGGGCAAGGCCAGCCAGGCGCAGGGCCTCATTCTGTCCGCGGTCGAGAAGCAGGTGGGTGGGACCGCGGCGGCGACGGCGACCAGCTCCGCGAAGATGGCCGCCGCGTTCGAGAACATCGCCGAGTCGGTTGGCGCGTTGCTGCTCCCGATCTTGCAGCGGGTCACGCCCGTGGTGCAGTCGCTCACGAACACGCTCGCCGCGAACCCGACGGTGATCCTCGCCGTCGCAGGAGCTATCGCCGTGCTCGGTGGTGGGCTCATCGTCTTGAACGGCGTGCTGAAGGCCATCGCGATTGCGCAGCGGGCGGCGGCGGTCGCGCAGATCTTCTTCAACTCGGCCATCTTCGCCAGCCCGGTGACGTGGATCGTCCTGGGTATTGCTGCGATCGTCGCGGGCCTGGTCATTTTCTTCACGAAGACAAAGGCGGGGCAGGCCATCGTGAGGGTGGTGTGGTCCGGGATCAAGTCGGCGATCAGCGGCGTGGTGTCGTGGTGGACGGGCTCAGCGGTGCCGTTCCTGAAGGCGGGGTGGATCGCGATCGTGGGTGCGTTCCAGGCGGGTAAGGCGAAGGTCACCGCGTTCCTGATGGGCGTGAAGAACGTCATCATGGCGGTGTGGCGGTACTCGCCGCTGGGCATCATCGTGAGCAACTGGGGCCGCATCATCGGGTGGCTTCGCGGCGTCCCGGGGCGTGTCGCCAGCGCGCTCGGCAACCTCGCGGGGCGGTTGGTGAGCGCCGGCCTGTCGATCATCTCCGGATTCCTGTCCGGGCTGAAGGCGGGGTTCGAGTCGGTGAAGTCGTTCGTGGGCGGGATAGGTGACTGGATCGCCGCGCATAAGGGCCCGCGGGCGTACGACCTGAAGCTGCTGGTGAAGAACGGCGGCTGGATCATGCAGGGTCTCCGCGCGGGGATCGAGGGCGACCTGCCCGCGCTCCGTCGGACGCTCGCTGGTGTCGCGGGGGTGGTGGCCGGCACGGACATGGGCGCGCTCGCTACCCCGGGCGGCGCGGCGGCGGCGCAGATCGCACGGCTGTCCGCGCCGCCGGCGGCCGCGGCGCCGTCGTCGGCCGCGGCGCCGTTCGTCATCTCGTTCGCGACGACGGGTGACCCGCTGTTGGATGCGATCATCCTGGCTCTGAAGAAGTACATCCGGATCAACGGCGGCGACCCTGCGAAGGTGCTGGCACCGTGAGCACCTACAAAAGCCCGTTCCCGGTGGGGTTTCTCGGCGTGGATCTGCGCTACAACGGGGTCTGGAACCCCGTCGGTGATGATCTGGATCAGGGTGGGTTCAGGGTCGCGCACGGTGCGCGGTCTGAGGGTTCCCGTGCGGACGTGTCCACGCTCGGCTTCACCGTGGCGAACCCGGAGGGGAAGTACGCCCCGCGCAACCCCCGTTCCCCGCTGTCCGGGCTCATCTCTCGCAACACGCCGGCCCGCGCCCGGATCGCTCTCGGTGCGCCATGGCTCAACCTGGACGGATCCGGGGCCCGGGCCTCGACGCCCCACGCCGCGGCGCTGGGCATCACCGGGGACATAGACATCCGCTGGTACGGGTGGCGCGACTCGTGGACCGTGGCCGCGGACATCATGGGGAAGTGGAGCACTACCAGCAACCAACGCTCCTGGATCCTCCGCTCAGAAGCGAACGGCACCATGACGCTGTTCTGGTCGCCCGACGGCACGAACGTGCTCGAGGCCCGATCGTTGGTCGCGTTGCCGTCGTGGGCCGGGCGCATCGCACTGCGGGCCACCATGCGGGTGAACAACGGGTCCGGCCGGACCATCGTCTTCTACTACTCGACGTCACTCGACGGCGAGTGGACCCAGCTCGGGCCGATCATCTCCGCCGTGGGTACGACGTCGATCTACAACAGCACCTCCGCGCCGCTCACCCTGGGCAAGATCCTGACGTCGTCCGCGCCGACGCCGGCGCCGCCCCAGCGCGTCTACGGGTGGGAGCTGCGCAACGGCATCGCAGGGACCATCGTCTCGTCGTGCACGACCGCGGACGAACCCGCCGGGACGTCGTTCGCTGATGTCCAGGGCCGCACCTGGACCGTGGTGGCCGGCGCCATCACCAACGTGCACATCCCCGCCGTGGGCGAGGTAGCGGAGTGGCCGATGGACTGGGGCACCAAGGGTGCCCCGTCGGTCATGTCCGAGATCCAGGCAGCCGGCGTGACCCGCCGGCTTGGACAGGGGCAACAGGCCGTCGAGTCCGTGCTCTACCGGGCCATCTCCGCGACTGCGGACGCCGCACAGCTCCGCGCGTACTGGCCCATGGAAGACGGGTCCGACGCTCAGCTCTTCGGTGCCGCTCTCGGGCGGGACGCGATGTCGTTCGACGTGGACCGGGTGGACGCCGCAGCGTATGCCGACTTCCCCGCGAGCGCGCCGATACCGACGATCCAGAACGGCCGGGTCCGCGGCACCCTGGCGTCCTACTCGAACACGGGTGCATTGCAGGTGCGGTGGGTCCAGTGGACGCCGGCCGCCGGCGTCGCCGCGGAAGAGACCGTGATCCGTGTGGAGCTCGTGGGCGGCACGATCGCGCGCATCGACTTCAAGCTGCGGGCGTCCGGGGACAGCGGTGTGTTCGGGTACGACGAGAACAACAACGACATCGGGGGCGGCACGTTCACCGCGGCCGTGTCCGTCGAGGGCACGCATCAGCGGTTCTCGTTGGAGGTGAATCAGTCCGGCGCGAACGTGTTCTGGCGCAAGTCGTCGCTGGAGCCGGGCGCGACGTCGGGTGCGACGTACGGGCAGAACTTCACCGGGTCCCAGACCCTGGGGAAGATCGGCGCCGTCATCATCAACCCCCGGAAGTCCGCGTTCGGGGACATCGCGATCGGGCACGTGACGGCCGGAACGGTCATCACGCCACTGTTCGACGGCATCGAGGCGGACATCCTCACGGGCCACCTGGGCGAAGCTGCGGCCACGCGCATGGTCCGGCTCGGCGCCGAGAACGGTGTCACGGTCACGCCCCGCGCCCGGGACACGGTCGCGCTGGGCGAGCAGCAGGAGCAGACGTTCATCGATCTGGTCACGGAAGCCGCCGCGGCCGACGGTGGGCTGCTCCACGATGACCCGCGGAGCATCGGCCTGCGGTACCGGTCGCTGGACTCGCTGGGCTCTCAACCCGCCGTCGTCATCCCGTACACGGACAACCTGGTCATCCCGTTCGAGACGACCGACGACGACGGCCTGACCCGGAACCGGGTCACAGTCGAACGCACGGGCGGCTCCCGGGCGACGTCGGAGCTCACGACCGGGCCCATGTCGATCCAGCCCGTCCCGCTGGGCGTCGGATTGTACGACGAGTCACTGACACTCAACGTGCACACGGACGACCTCGCGGAGCGGACGGCCGGGTGGTTGCTCCATGTCGGTACCTGGGATGAGGGCCGGTACCCGACGCTGGGTGTGGATCTCGCGCACCCGTTCTTCCTGGCCAACCCCGTGCTCACCCGGGACTTGCTGTCGCTGACCCCTGGGGACCGACTGGTGATCAGCAACCCGCCGCCGTGGCTCCCGCCGCGGTCCGTGGATGTCCTGGTGATGGGTGTCCAGATCGCCGCGGGCACGCATCACGTGAAACTCACGTGGGCGTGCGTCCCGGCGCGCCCGTACCGGATCGCCTACTGGAACGACTCCCACCGGTGGTCGGGGGACGGCACGGTCCTCGCGTCCGGGGTGACGAGCACGGCCACCGCGCTCCCCCTGACGACGCCACTCACGGTGGCGTGGACCCATGCCGACGGGGACTACGCCATCGTCGTGGGCGGTGAGGTGATGACCGTGACCAACGTCGTGGGTGACACTATGACCGTGACCAGATCCGTGAACGGCGTCGTCAAGGCGCATCTCGCAGGCGACGCCGTCGATCTCGCGGACCCATCGTTCTACGCCAGATAGGAGCAAGCCCATGGTGCTCATGGCAGGCGCGAAGGTGAACGTCGGGGACTTCGGGGACTCCGGACAGGTGAGCCTGGCCGGTGCTCTCGCCGCGGGGTTCACGTCCGCGGCCCTCGACGTGTCCCGTGTCGGAGACACCGTGTTCTGGGAAGGGACCATCGCCCCGACCACGAACTGGGGTGCGGCCAACACCCTGAACACACCCATCGCGAACCTGGGCGTCCCCGCGGCGTTCCTGGGACTCGCGTCCAAGATCTTCATCGTGGCGTCCGTGGGCGGCACCGCGGCCACAGTCTTCCGCGTGTCCGTCACTAGTGGCGGCTCGCTCCAGGTCCGGTGCTCCACGGCGAGCTACGTAGACGCCGTCCACCTGTCCATGGTCTACCGAGGAGCACCACTGTGACTCAACCCGTAATCGACACGTCCCCCGCCTACCCGTACGCGGGTGGGTGCATCCGGCTCACGAACGCCGGCCCGGAGTGGCACATCAACCCGCAGCACGTCACGGTCGGTTTCAACCCGTACATCCATCCGACGATCAACGCGGACGGCGAGCTGCACGCGAACATGCTCACCGCGTTCCCGGTCATCGCCGCCATCGCAGAGCCGGACGAGACGATCAGCTCCCGCGGCATCGAGGCCGGTATCTCCGGCGCCGTCGCGGACGTGGACATCTGGTTCTCCAAAGCCGGCCGCAAGCTGGACCTGAACGATGCGGCCGACTACGCGTTGGTCCGCGGGACCTACGCGAACGTCTGGATCTACATCCCCCGGTACATCGAGCTGGTGCAGTGATGCACCGCAACCCGTACATCACTCACCCGTTCTGGGCGCGAGTCACCCAGGACGGGCTCTACCTCGCGGCCTACATCGGGCTCGCGTTCACAGCGCTCGCCGCCATCACGCTCGTGGGTCAGTGGCCGGCCACCCAGGGCGGTTGGATCATGCTCCCCGCCGCGGCGCTCGCCGCGTCCGGCGTCATCACCCGCCTGTACAACCTGGAGCTCGTCGCGCTCTGGTTGCTGCTCGTCGGGCTCGCCATGATCGTCGTGTGGATGGTCCTCCACGACGCCATGATCGGGGGGTGGATCATCGCCTCTCTCATCCCGTGGCTTGCGCTCCGCGTGCTCGTCCTATGGCTCGTCGCGCGCGACGCACGAACGATCAACCGGGGGGCTCCCGATGCAGTGGTATGAGGTCGTCGTCGGCCTGATCGTCGCGTGCGGCGGGCTCGGCGCCGCGGCCCAGGCGATCAAGGCGCTCGCGGACATGCGGGCCGGCGTGCAGCAGCGTGCCGGCGTGCCGACCCAGAAGCTCGTGGCGTACCTGGAGCAACAGGTGGCCACGCTGACGGATCGGGTGACCGACCTGGAAGCGGAGCGGGACTCCACCGGGGCGTACGTGTCCGAGCTCGTCTACACCATGGCGAGCGCGGGCATCCCCGTCCCGATGCGACCCAAGACTTAGGAGAATCGTCATGGCCCAGATCAGCAAAGCCCAGTGCATCGAGCTCGTGACCGCGCCGGGGTTCTTCCTGGAGCGGGACGCGGCCCGGGCCTGGGACCGCTCCGTGCTCGCGTTCGGCAAGACAGTCATCCTGACCGGCGCGTGGCGCTCGCTTCAGATCCAGGTGGAGCTGTTCGACTCCGAGCTGCACCCGCGGACCGGGCGCTACGTCCGCGGCAACCGTGCGGGGCAGCGTGGGTTCACGACCGACGTCCGCGGCCGGCTCGCCAACGGGGAGCTCTACCGCGGCTCGTGGTGGACCCGGAAGGCGGGAACCGCTGCGGCGGCCGTGCCGGGCACCTCGAACCACGGTGCTGGGCTCTCGACCGATGTCGCGACGTCCCGCCGGCCCGGTGACCCGGGGCGGGATGTCGCGGTCGTGTTCACGGCGTTCACGGACCCGGACCGGCTGCAGTTCCTGCGCGTCGCCGCGGAGCACGGCTGGTACGACACTGAGGGCCGGAGCGTCGGCGAGCTCTGGCACCTCACGTACTACCCCGCGCGTGACCAGCACCGCGGGCAGGCACCGACGAAGGGATTCCTCATGGCACTCACCGACAAGGAGCAGAAGGAGCTTCTGGACAGCGTGCGCGAGCTGCGCGCGGGCACGGCACCGGGGGTCAACATGCCCTGGAAGGACGACAACGGCAAGCAGGCCAAGTACACGCTCCGGTCGGCGCTCGCCTGGATCGCGAGCAAGCTGCAGTAGGCTCGTCACGCACCCCCATCCCGACCAACGAGAGGGCAGAACGATGCTGTGGAACAAGGACTTCTGGAGGGGCGCCGCGGAGCGGGCGATCAAGTCGTTCGCGCAGGCGCTCGTCGTCTTCGTCGGCGCGGCCGGCGTCGGCGTGCTGGACATCGACTGGGTGACGTCGCTCGGTATCGCCGTGGCGGTCGCGCTCGCGTCGGTCCTGACGTCGGTCGGAAACGCGGACTTCACGGCGGGCCCGCCGGCGGCCGTGCTGGAGTTCCGTCCGGTCGCGCCGAGGGTCAACTTCGATCCTGCCGTTGCTCCCGGCCCGGTACAGCCGAACCCGACGGTGGGCGACTCCGCGACACAGTCTGCGACGGACCGTCGCGCGGCGAAGCTGGCCCGGGCGCGCGGCGAGTAGCACGGGCACGACGAAGCCGCGGCGCGCAGGGGGCGCCGCGGCTTCGTCGTGCGGTCAGTCGCAGGCGAGGAAGTCGGTCCAGTGGGCCGGCCGGTAGTTGCCCTCGCTGGAGTGGACGACGTAGAAGACGCCGTGCAGCAGCACGCCGGGCCGTCGGACGCCGGGCTCGCCGGGGTTGTGCACGGTGGCGTGCCCGGCGATGAACGGCACACCCTGGTCGGGCAGCTCTTCCTCGCGCTGGATGCGGGTCACGGTCCAGGCGGGGTTCTCGCCGTCGATGTGGAAGCGCTGGTTCGGCCATCCGGTGAGGGTGAGGTAGTCGCCCCAGATCCGGTTGAACCCGTTGACGGTGCCGCGTACCTCGACGCCGGGCCCCTTCGCGCGGATGCGGCGGAGGGTGAGGTAGTCACCGACCTTGATGTTCTCGGGGGTGGCGGGTTCGATGACTCGGATGACGGTGCTCATGATGCTCCTTCGGTGAGGGTGGGTTGGGTGGTGAGGGTGAGGCGCGCGGCCTCGCGCTCGAATCGGATGCCGGGGTAGGCGGTGAACTGTGCTCCGAGCTTCGGCAGATCGAGGACGGACATCTCGGGGCGGGAGAGTGCGTTGGTGTCGCGGCTGCGCTTCGTCTTGGCGACGTCGCGGAACATCGAGTGGGAGCGGAGTCGGCCGTGTAGCAGCGTCATCGACCACTTGCTGTTGCCGTTCTGGGCGAGCCAGGCGTTGAACGATGTGAGGAGGTCGGCCGCGGCGACCATGCCCGTGGGGTCGAACACGATCCCGGCGTCGGCGACGTAGGCCATGAGCCGGTCGGATGACTCGCGCCATTCCCACGTGCTGGCCTTCACGGTCTCGGCGCGGCCGTCGTCGGCGCGCCGGTTCTCGATGTTGATCACGGGGTCCTGGTCGGCGAGGATCTTCCGGGCGCCGTCTACGAGCCATGTCACCATGGCGTCGTACTGGCCGTCGGCGCCGTCGCGCAGTCGCCGGTCGAGGCCGGGCACGGCAACGTACTCGTTCGGTCCGCTGGGGTTGGTCGCGAACGTGATGGGGAACTTCACCAGAGTGAGGCGGCGCCACGTGCCCCAGTCGGTCTCCGTGATCGACGGCGCGTGGTTGGTGTTGATGAACAGGCTGTGCGTGGTGTCGAACGTGATCGAGTCCTTGTGCAGCTTCCGCGCGGTGACGGACCCGGTCCCGATGATCTGCTTCAGGCCGCTGGTGGAGAGGGTGAATCCGGTCTCGTCTTCCAGCTCCTCGATCAGGACGAACCGGCATCCGCGCAGGGCCGCCTTGTCGGGGGTGGGTGCGCCGGCGTCTCCCTGGTTCTTCGCGATGATCTTGTTCGACACGAGCATCCCGTACGAGCCAAGGGCCCGCAGGATGCCGTCGTTCGTGAACAGCGACTTCCCGTTGTTGCCGTGCCCAGCGAGGAACACGGCGTCCTTCCCGGGCTGCCCCGTGATGGCGTACCCCATGCGGAGCTGCAGCCAGATAAGGGTGTCCTCGGGGAGCGAGATCTGGGCCTGGGTCCAGTCGTCGTGCTCGTACCCGGGGCGGTACCGGCCGCGGGTGATCTTCGTCAGCAGCAGGTCGGGGTCGTGGGGCTGCACTTCACCGGTCGCGAGGTCCACGACGCCGTCGGGGGTGTTGAGCAGCGAGCGCCCGGGGGGGTTGCGGTCGAGGCGCTGTACGGGGGCCATGTCTCCGATGGGCTTCAGGGCGGTGAGGGCCTGGAGCAGGAACAGCACGCCCTTGATGGCGGCCGCGGCGCGTCGGCGCTTGAGGAGCTTCATGGTGGTGTCCAGCATCTCGATCCGGCTCTTGTCGTCGGCCTGGATCGCGGCGACGTAGTCGTTGCCCGTGGCGACGAGCCGGCGCCGGTAGTAGGCCATGATCGATTCGGTGACGCCGGTCTCATCGATGGGTGCCCACCGGGTGTCGTCCCACTGGAACCAGCCGACTTCGGGTACCCACATGACGCGGTCCAGCTCCTTGGCGATCAGCTCGGCCTGGGCGGCGTCGGACCAACGATCGACGGGCTTGCTGGTGGTCATGGGGTGCTCCAGGTGGCTAGGCATTCAGCGGGTGACTTGACGGGCTTCACGGGGTGGTGCTCGGAGCGCAGGCGGGTGAGCAGCGCGTGCGACGGGCCGGGCGGGGTGTAGAGCTCGAACCGGCGGCGTTCGTCGGCGCCGGCGGCTCGCCACCCGGCTATGGCGCCGTCGAGGTGCCCGGCGTCGTAGCCCTCTCGGTATCCGGCGTCCCGCCCGTTCTGGTAGCCCTGGAACCGGCCGGCGTCGAGGCCGGACAGGAACGCCGC